TGTACTGTTGTTCTTCTCTATTTTGCATAATTTCTATTTTTGATAAGTTCCGTATTGAAATCTAACTATTCCATTATTATCTTTTACACCTAAGTAAGATATTTTACCGCTTTCTGTAAATTGTGTAAACCATTTCCATTCTTTTAATTTAAAGTTAAAAGTAGGCTTACAAGTTGCTTTGTCAAATTCACTATCATTTAACTTAACTTGAATTAATGGATAATCATATAACTCTCTACCAATACCCCAATTAAAACAAGCACGTTTAAAACTATCCGAAGCTTGACCTTTCTCTTTTTCGGTATTGCTTTCTGTTCCAGTATCTTCTTTACTTATCCATTGATTAGTCTTTTCATCCCATATAGATACAATACAGTTAGCGTTATCTCGTGTGTGTTCACGTTTCCAACCTAATGCACCACAAACATCGTCTAAGCGTTGCATATCTACTCTAGCATCTTTATAAGCTAATATTGTAGCAAATCCACCTTTATTGATTGATTGTACTCTAAAATCAATATTTTCAATTGGAATAGGTTTTTGTAAATCTTTAATATTCATATCTCTATTTTTTTAAACCAGTTATTTGTTGGAAATCTTCATCATCTAGGTATTTAATGCAGTCTGACATTATTCTATAAGCTAATAATGTAACTGATTGCTTAGAATGATTTAAGTCATTTAACAAAGCTATTCTTTTAAGATAAACAATTATATTTAATTATATATTGTTATAGTAATAAATTGTTATAAAAAAGTGTTAACTAGTTTATAATTAACACTTTTAAATTGAGTTACGGTTAGCAGTTAGTTAGTATCAATTCTTGCTTTCAATTTTTTCGTGGCAACTACTACAATAATATTTAGTAACATCTTTATATTGCTCTGAATAATATTTATCAGAACCGCAAGAACAAATACTAACATCGGTTACTCGCAATTTTTTTAACTCATTATCTTTATAAGCTATCATTGATTCTACTATTAAATCAATAGCGTTATCTATTTTTTCTATATCTGAATATACACTATGACCTAAATGTGTATATAAAAAACTTTTTTCTAATTCCATTTTATCTTTATTTAGTCGTTAAAAAATCTGACGAGTAGCCGAGTTCCGTTATATGTAATTAACGTGAAACTATAACCATTCCATATTTAGGATGGTATTGAACAGCACATTTATATTCTTCTGCTAACTTATAAAATTTCTCTATAAATTCATTATGCTTTTCATTTGTTGTGTTTTTCCTTAATTCAATTCTTTGCCCATCTAAACTTGCATATCTTAAACCTATTTCAATACCATGTTTTATACCTTTATTCCAAGTTTCTCTCATTTCTTGCTTAGAATATTTATTAGTACCAAAAAAAATGCTTAACACCTCATCTTTTTCTTGGAAAGATTTATCACCTTGCATACTTTCATTAAAAATATGCTCAATTCTTACATCCATTATACTTAAATTTAATTATTAAAAACTACATATAACAGCAATTTGGCGAAAATACGTACCGTGTTTAGGTTCGCCAAGTTGCAAAACGTTACAAATAATAGGGGTGAAGTGCTTCGATTAAACATTTTCGTCAGAAAAAGAATTTAAAAATTTTTCCTCCCCTCTTAAAAAAGAAAAAATATGAGCAATCACATCTACTGTCCACCCATCTCCAATTACATCATAAGCATCATCAAAAGATAAGTTTTTTGTATAACCTATTGGCAATGTTTGAAGTTTTTCAATTTCTGTTTGAGATAAATATCTGTAAACACCATCTTTTAATAAGTAATTTTCATTCCATTTTCTGTGTCCATTAGCCGTTAAGCATCCACTTTTAGGAAATGGGTTTACTCTTGTATATCCATTTGCAACACTTTTAATTCCACTTTCATTTGTTAGCCATTTTACTCTACATTCATCAGCTAATTCACCTGTATAATCAAATACATTCTTTGTTGTAATTCCTTTATCTAATGGTTGTTTAACTCCTGAAATATTTGTCCAATAATATCTTGGTCTATTTTGAGCTGAAACTAATTTACTATTTATAGATATAGGGTTTACTCCTAAAACTTCTGTAATTGTGTTTGTAGCTTCTTTATTTCCGTGAGTATTTTCCAATAAAAATTTAATATTTGGGTTTTTAATTTTCAATTTTTCAAGTGTATCTAACCAAATCCAAAACAATTTACTTTCAGAATGTTCGAGTCCTTCTTGATTTTTATTTAATCTTGAAATTCCTTTACAAGGTGAACCTCCAATAAACAAATCTATAAAAGGTAAACTATCTAAATCTACTTCCGTAACACTACCCAATTGTTTTGTTTTTGGATAATTTATTAAAGTTGTTTCAATTGCGTGTGGTTTTATTTCACAAGCAAAGTAATTTTCAACTTTTAATCTAGCACGTTCCAATGCTATCTGTCCGCAACTAATACCATCGAAATAAGATAATACGTTTATTTTTTCTTTTTTGCCTACGCTCATTTTTAAATTCTTTTTAGTTTGTACTTCTAATTAAGTTTTGTGGTAAAAATCACTACTACCTGTAACACCACCTATACGCAGTTATATGGCATAAACCAAAATAACTATCGAAAAAGCCTGTATAAATGCAGTTATCCAATTTATAGTATTGTTTTCTATCCCTGTATCTCCATAAACTTGATGAAATATAATTGTCAGTGGTATTCCAATAATAGGAATGAAAGGCAAAAATTTACGCCATATAACAGCAATTTGGCTCAATGCCTTATCTTCGTGTTTTTTATAACTATTTTCTGTACTCATAATATTTGTGTTGTTAAATTAGTTTATCTTTTAAAACGGCACTAAGCCAAATTGCAAAACGTTAGTAGCAATTAAAATGCTCACGGTTTAAGTTGCAAAATTTTTGTACAGTGCTTGCAATTAGTGTATTTACCATCTAATGAGACTGGCTCACATGAGCATTTTAACTGTTCGCTCCGCCTACTAACAGAGGATTGGCACAATACTTGGTTCATCGCTTCTACTAAAGTATGGTACATTTCAGCATCGCTTACTTTGTTGTTCTCACTTTTCGGATATCTATTGTCTATTACCCATTGTGCTATTTCTTGTATCGTTTTCATATTACATTTTTGTGTTTAAAATTCGTACTGCGCCAAGCCCCAAAACGTTAGTATTCTTAAGTGTATCTTAAATTCTTTCATATTTCTTCTTATTAGTTTTGACAAATGTAACTAATTTTATTTAATTACAAACTATATTTAATAAAAAAAGTGTAAATTTCTTTACACTCTTAAAACTAAAATAGAAAATATGCGTTGTAAAGGTAGTTATTTTAATTGATATAATTCACTTTCTGCTTTACGTCTATTCACTAAACCTTTTAATGTTTTACCGCCTCCAGTAATATAGTGAGTTTGCCACCATGAAATTAAATCACTTGCATTAGTATTTACCTTTGAGAATAAAGTATTTGAACTTCCGCAGTTCCAACAAAATGAAACTAAAGCATCAAATTGATTTTGTGTTAAAGCTACTTTAATATTATTATTTACTGTTTTCTCATATTTAGGTAATAGAGTTAATAGTAATTCGTCAGCTTGTTGTTGTGTTATTTTGTCGCCTACTTTAACTTTTGAACCGTTTGAGTAATAAGTATTACCCCATCCAATAGTCATTAAACCAGCAGGACATTTATAAGCAGTTAATTTGCATCCCTCAAACTTTTTAATTAATTCTATTCCTTTAATTCCCGTCTTCATTGTTATCTATTTGTTTAAGTATCATTACAGTACTTAATATTAAAAATACTGCGATAAGTTCAACCATTATTTTAAAGTCTTTTGTGCGTGGTAAACTGCCTGAGTACCAAATATAGCACTAACCGTTTGTAAAGCTATTTTAATTAATGGTCGTGAATCTACAATACCACTTTCTGCAACTGTTAAAGAAGCAACTGATAAAGCCGTAGCAATTCGACCAGCTATTTTGTGTTTACGAGGTGTAGGCTTCTTAATGTTTTCTATTATATTCATAATTAACAAATTAGTTATATTTTACGTTATTTTTTTTTTATTTCGTCTACTAATACTTTGAAGTATTCTGAATTAGTTCTTATAGTATTATCCATGTGCGTTAGCTTATCTTCAAAGCGTTTAAAACGTTCTTCAAATAGTTTCTCTAGTTGCTCGTGATTGTGGTCTTTAGAAGCCTTAATTTGATTAACCTCAACTTCTAATTTGATTAAATTATCATGGTTTTTAGCGTGGCTAGTAAATAACCTAGCAATTGCACC